TCTTTATTTGTAGTAAAATATGCCCCGCCCCCGCCGGCAACATCATTAATAGCTCGACCACGATCAACCGTAAATTTATTGATGTCACTGGTATTTGTGCCATGATAAGCAATAATTGAAACTTGTTCATTGATCAATTCTTTAAATGATTTCATAAGCTAATAGCCCAATCTTTTTTTAAGTTCGTTATATCCACCGATTGAATCATCATCAACTACAATTTGTGGCACAGTTTTTGCCTCAGGAAATAGTTCTAATAGCTCATTACGAGTAATATCAACCCCAACTACAATTTCATCATATGGTATTTGCCGCAATCTACAAAGGTTTTTTGCCTTTTCGCAAAATGAGCAATCGGGTTTTGAATAAATTTTAACTTGCATAATATTTCCTTATATATTTATAATGTAAATTCGCTAAGAGCGTTTTCAACGGAATCATGATCGATACCACCACCATCAAGGTATTCTTCAATTTCTGTTTCTTGCGGTGCTACTTGAACTGCTCCGCCTGAGATCCATGATTCGGTCCATGGAAGAGGATTAGATTTACCCGGAGAATATGGTGATGAGAGTCCAACGGCTCTCATTCTTTTAGTACCAATCCATTCTGCGTACGACTGAAGCATTGCAGCATTAAGACCAATCATTGTACCATCTTTAAATAGATACTCAGCCCACGCTTTCTCCTGCTCGATAGCATCGATATAGATCTGACGAGTCTCATCTTGAAGCTCTTCGGCGATCGCTACAAACTCAGGATCATCCTTAGGAAGTTGCTTAAGGATGGCAGACGATATAGCAAGGTGGATGTTCTCGTCACGCGCAATAAGCTTGATGATTTTGGCGTTGCCTTCCATCTTCTTAAGCTCAGCAAATGCCCATGAGCATGCAAACGATACGTAGAACCGGATACCCTCAAGAGCATTGACCGAGTTCATACACAACCACAGCGTACGTTTGTCCCGTGCATTTATGAGTCGGTCATAGTACTTGGAGATGTCTTCAGCGCACTCAACAATTTCTGGAATGTCGAGCATGGTATCAAACACCACAGATGGATCGGCATAGACGTTTCTTATGATGTGCGTGTAGGATCTACTATGAATTGTCTCGAAGAATTCCCATGTAATGAGCGCTGTTTCGAGCTCAGGGAGCGATACGATGGGTCCAAAAGCTGCAACAGGTCCTCGTCCCTGTACCGAGTCGAGGAGGATTTGCCGTTTGAGATTTGAAGTAAAAATGTGTCTTTCATGGTCTGTAAGCTTGTCAAAATCAATTTTATCCTTTTCAAGGTTAACCTCTTCTGGACGCCAAAAGAGGCTTAACATTTTATCATTCTGTTTTTCAAACTGAGAATACTTTACTCGGTCATATCGTTGAACATCAACCGGTTCATCGAAAAACATAGTACGCTCAAGATGAGATTTATTTGCTTTTTTAAATACTGTCATATATCTATTATATCCCTTTATGAGTCCTTTGTACACTTATATTGTGCATGAATCACAAACTTCTTCTTCGGCGATAGGCCCATCATCATCTGTAATTGAAGCATCCTCAACTTTAGTTGGAGCAGGATTAGCATAATAAAGAGTCTTTAGTCCATATTTATAGGCGTATAGTGTATCAGTCATTAGCTGAGACATTGGTATTTTATTACCTTCAAAATGCTCAGGGTTATGACTAGTATTAAATGAACCAGCTTGGTCCATAAACTTTTGAAGAACGGCACAAACTGCGAGGTAGTCTTGAACGTTTTGATCCCAGCGTAGGTCATATACGTTCTTTAGTTTTTGAATCTCAGGAACAACCTGAGCAAGAGTACCATGCTTCGACTTCTTTTTGGTAACGAGCTCAGGTGGCGGCTCAATACCATTCGTAGCATTTGAAATTTGAGCAGAAGTTTCTGAAGGCATAAGAGCCATGAGCGTTGAATTGCGGACACCGGAAGTACGAGCTCGATATCTTAAAGCTTCCCAGTCCATATGATACTCGGGGCTAACGAGCTCATCGACAGATTTTTTATATGTATCAATCGGAAAAATGCCATCCGCATATTTAGTTTCATCTGAAGCAGTACACGCACCTTGCTCTTCGGCTAAGTCAATTGATGCTTCAATTAGATAATATGACCAAGCTTCAGCGTATTCGTGAATTGTAGCTAAAGCTTCTTTATCATATTTCAAACCTCGTTTTGCGAGGAAATACGCAAAGTTAATAATCCCTACACCAAGTGGTCTACGCTTTTCGGTAGAAATTTTAGCAGCTTTAATAGGATAATCTTGATAACTAAGTAATGCGTCTAAGCCACGAACAGCTAAAGTGCATACCTCTTTAAAATCTTCGGGATCATTAATGATGCCCCAATTAATAGCGCTTAATGTACATAGAGCTATTTCGCCATTCTCATCATTGATATCCTGAAATGGATTTGTAGGCAAAGTAATTTCTGTACACAGATTTGTCATTTTAACAGGAACTTTAAATGATGAGTGCGTGTTTACATGATCAGCAAAGAAAATATAGATACGTCCTGTTTCTTGGCGTTCTGTCAAAATCGCAGAAAAATATTCTCGAGCGCTAATTGACTTTTTACGAATAGATCTACTTCGCTCATACTTTTCGTATAGGTTTTTAAACTTTATAGTATTCTGATCATAAAATGCTTGATATAAATCTGGTACATCGTTTGGCGAAAATAATGTAATTTTTCCATTAGCCAATACTCTTTCTAAAAAGAAACCATTGAGATGAATACAATAGTCCATATCACGAATACGAGTTTCAAAGGTGCCTTTATTATTTTTTAGAACAAGTAGATCTTCAGCTTCATAGTGCCAAAATGGATAATTGATAGTAGCACTTGCGCCGCGTATTCCACCCTGAGAGCATGACTTAAGAGCACCACGAAAGTATCTCCAAAAAGGAACAACACCGGTATGTACAATTTCGCCCTGCCCAACCTTAGAACCTACAGCACGAATTGCACCACCATTTACACCGATCCCGGCTCGCTTAGCGGCATATGTACCAATAGCAGTTCCGGTCGAGAAAATAGATGGTAACGAATCACCCGACTCGATAAGAACGCACGATGAGAATTGACGAGTGTTAGTACGTGCGCCAGCCATAATAGGAGTTGGCAATGATATCTTAAACGTAGAGATGGCATCATAATAGCGCTTGACCCAACCAATACGATTATTGTCAATATTATAACCCGAAAACAAAGTCATTGCGACAAGCATATAAAGAACTTGTGGCGTCTCAAAATATTCACCGGTTGACCGATCTTGCAATAAGTACTTGCCTCTAAATTGCTCCATACCAGCAAAGGCAAAGTTATCATCTCTATTGTGTTTGATATACGACTCAGCCTTTTCCCACTCTTCATCAGTATAGATATTAAGAAGGGCTGGATCATATAAGCCAAGCTCAACATTTTTTTCTACAATATCGCGTAAAGCCGGCGGCTCATAGTCACCATATACTATTTTACGCAAATTATAATTAATGAGACGCGCGGCAACATATTGATAGTTTGGAGTGTCTTCAGAGATAAGCTCTGAGGCAGACTTAATAAGCAACTCGTGAATGTCTTCGGCAGGAATGCCATCATATAGTTGAATATTTGCACGTAGTTCAATTTCTGATATTGAAACACCGGTTAAACCTTCACATGCCCACTCAAGTACTCGGTGAATTTTATCCAATGAAATTGGTTCTAATTCGCCGGATCTTTTTTTAACATTCAATATTACCATAAATTACCTCATCAGAAAGAAATGAGCACAGTATGAATACCATGCTCATTATTTATTATATACTAATTATGCTAAAAAGTATACTACTTTTTTCCAGTTATTTTTTTAATTGTTCGGATAGACGTACCAATAGTAAGATCATGATTTTTAATTTTATCAATTAGTTTTTGTACATTAATTTTATCATCTGACATTTCGCCTTTATGCCGATCATACCATTGTGGCCAAGTATGTTTATTTGGTACTGTGCCTTCATCATAATCGTCAAACCAATATCTAATCCATTTTTGATACTTATCATTTGCGCCAAACATTTCATTTTGCTCTTCAGCTTCTTCAGCTTCTGCTGCGGCCTTTTTCATTGGCTCTTCTGTGTCGCCATCATTATCAAGATCTACAAAGTCTGGCTTTCCTTCTGTCTGTACACCCCTTAATAGATAACCGCGCGCCTCATCATAAAGTTTTCCGGCATCGCAACCACATTTTTCAGCCACTTTAGTTACGTTCATAGCCAAATATTTATTAATTGCCTCTTCATTTTTTGGTCCTTCATAAGAAGTAACAAGCATATCGAAAGCGTGCTCTAATGGATCTTTAGACCTATTATTAACCTCATTGCTGTAATCATCACCCTCCATATCGCGCTGCTCTGCAAGGTTTTCGCCAAGCTCTTTAAGTTTGGCTGAATAAAGTCCATGCATTTTTACCATATGCCCGTATTGAGTACTATGTTCTGAAGCCTTAGGCTTGATTTTATCTAAGTCCGTTTCTCCTTCCAAAGCAACTTTTGCCCAGGATAGAAGGTTATCTTCGATCTCTTTAATTGCGGCCTCGAGTTTATCTTTTGACAATTTGTGTACTGTCACGGTTGGAAAAAAATCATCTTCTACGGCCTCAGAGTAAACCAATTGGACAGCTTCCATAAGCGCGACGAACTTCTGCTTATTGCTTTTCATTTTCTTCTCTTTCAGAATTACGACGCCGGGCGTCTTCGTTTATTACTATAATACTATTTATAATATTTTTGCATTTATCATGCGCTTCCCATAAAGGAAATACAAACTTTTCGTTATAGTCTGTTTCAGTATGTATTTCTAATCGCTCTTCAGCCGTTAGACTAGGAGCAGCTGGGCATTTCATTAAAATATCATCTGGTATAGTTACATAAACTGGAACCATTTGAACTCTGTCAATCGTAGGCTGTGGAGTTGATGCGCATGCACCTAAGCCCATAATAGCTAGCGATATAAATGCAAAATATTTCATTAATCTTGATCCATTAGATTATCTAAAAAGAGACGAGTTGTTGGGCTAATTTCTTCTCGTACTCGTCCCTGTTCAGTCTCTTCTACTTGAGACTGAACTTCTCTTATTTCAGTAATCACTCGATCACGAAATTGTACGCGTTCAATAATTTCCGGCTCAAATCCATCCACTATTTCTTGAAGAAGTCTTTCACGCTCTTGAAGATCTTGAACCTTTCTTTTTTCAAACGCCAACTCTTCTTCAAGTTGCGTTGTATTGCATTGCTGAATAACTTCAGCGCGGATAGAATCAATATATCCGTTCCAGGCATTAACTGCCCAAACAGATCCTATTATAGCAACCATTCCACAACCAGCCATAATTAAAAGGCGGGGATTCATAAGACCAAACATTATACTATCTCTGCTGTAATTTTAACTCAAGTACATTAATTTTAGATTGAAGTTCTAGGATTTTAGATTGAAGTTCTAGGATTTTTTCTTGGTGCGTTAAATTTTGTTTACGAAGTTCTTTATTGTCTGAGTTAAGTCGATCTATTTCTCTATACAAATCGTCTCTGAGCTCCCTACGTGATTCTTTTTGCGCCTTTTTATCTTCACGCGTAAGGCGCTTATACGATAACCAACCACCACTTATTGCGGTCAGTAATGAAATTGTTATAGTCGATAAAACCTGAAAAGCATCAAAGGACATTATTTTCTTCTTTCCAAAGTTTATATGCAATAGACGAAACAATTGCAAAGTTTAAAGGATCAATCATATAAGATAAAAATCTATAGTCAAACAAAAACCATATTATGTGACTTAAGTTAGATGCTATTAATAAAAAAATACACAGCGTAAACTCTTCGACATAATCTTCTACCATATCTGTATTTTTATTAATCGATTTTGCTATTGAAACAAAAGAAAATAAAATTAATAGATTAGGTATTACGGTGAGAAGTATCGAAGATATAGACAATGTTTACCCCTGAAATGGATTTAATTTTTGCAATGAAACATATCTATATTGCGTTTGCTCTGTAGGTCCGCCAGTACATTTGCATTCTTTACCTTTGCATTTTTTACACATTGGACCAGCATCTCCAATAACATCTGGGCCTGGAGATTGTCCGCCTTGTATAGCGCCACCAACCGAAGTGCCTGGAACGTTAGCATCATCAAAAAGCTTTTTTGGATCTCTTCGTTTAACGAGATCTAAGTCATTAAAGGTATTTTCAAGTTCTTCAATTTGAGCTTGTATGACTTCTCTGAGATCTTCGTCTTTAACTGATTTAACTCTATTTTTAAGAACATTTAGCTTACCTTCAATTGTACCAACTAGTGCAGCCCTTTTAAAATCATCTTCATTTTCGTCTAGATGTGTAAGCTCATCTGAGCCTACGTTAGAATCATCGGCTGGAGAAAATGGCTCCTGATTAGCATCCTCATAATCTTCATATTCTGAGGACGGCGCGCCCTTTGGCTCTAGAATATCAATCTCTTCTTCTACGCCTGGAATATTTTCTGGTATACCATCAATAGTATCAGTTGGCTCATCATCAATAACATTTGATGGAGCTGGAACCTGCGCCATTGAGTCAAAGGTAATTTTCATTTCTTCATCATTCGGAATACGAAATGCTACTCCAAATGATCCTTCATTTGCTCTAGAGCTACACTTAAAAATACCACCATCTGCGCTTATAAAAGCGACTAGCACATCTAACTCTTTACCATCGCGTCTAGAACGAATTTCAAAGGCTTGCTTTCCAAAAGATTTATTTAACGCCTTTGTTAAATCAGAAGCCTTATCATTTACTCTATCGTAAATCGTATCGATTACATCAGCGCCTGGTGTCATTTTTAAACAGCGGTATGGGCCTTCAATACCATGTTTATGAATATCATATGAATCCGGATCAGCGACAATCGAAGATGTTAAATCATACCAAAATGACATCATTACATTTGTAAGATGCGCTGATAATTTTTCTCCGGCCAGCTGCTCTTCGTTTAACTGATAGAATTCTTCTATTGCTTTTAGCGGTTTTAGGTCGTGTGTTTTCATATTCTTTCTAAGATCCTTGTAACAACTGGGTCGGCTTGTATATGTATGTACTCATCTGAATTGATATATTTCAGAAAAAGAAGGCATGATTTAATTGCTGACCAATGTTCATTTTCTATCTTATATTCTAATAAGTGTTTAAGAGCTTTCACTCCAAATAAGTTCTGTAGTATAATAATATGATTTAGAGTTAAGCGTTCTGAAAAAACGCCAGTTTCCTTATAACGATTTAAAAGCTTTTTTAAATATTTAAACCTTTTTAAATCACTATAAAACTCATCAACATCCACACACTGTGGATTATTATAATGTTTATACGCGTATTGCGTAAAATTTGAAGAATCTATAATAAGCATAACTTATTATTTATATTATTAACTCGTGTATAGGCGATCAAATGTTTCGTTAGATGTTTCATCATTAGTATCATCTACTGGGCTACCTAAAGCAGCAATAAACTGATTTCTAACATTTTCATCATCAAATTCGCTAAGCTCAGTCATAGCTTGACGAATTTGTTTTGCGGTAAATAAATCGCCTTCGTCAGCTCGTCTAAGAGACTCATTCATTTTTTGAGATGGCGCGACGTTAACATTTGGCTCTTTAGCCTCCGGCGCATCGATATCAATCATAAAGTATTCATCATCTTCTTCGCCATTTGATCCCTTAGGATTTTTAAGAGCATCATCTTTTAGCTTTTCGGCTTCTTCTTCGCCTTTAGACAACTCTTTGCCATATGGTAAATCACTACGCTCTTTTCTTGCAGCTTCTACATCATGGGCATCTACGGATTTATCAACTTTAACTGCAGCGGCAGGATCTTTTACCTTTACCATTTTTTCATATGCAGTTTTTTCCATAATTCTAGCTGGCATATTTACATGCACAATTGGCTGCTTTGCGATCGTAAAATAGTCGACGGTCATCACATCGCCAGATTGGCTAGCTTGAACATAATGCGCGCCATACGGCGTGTGTAAAGTACGTTCTTGTATAAGTTTCATATGAATTAATTCCTCATAGAGATATTCTGTATCTATTTATATTATTTAAATTTTTATAATGTCTTTTGGCCAAAATCTTTTATTTGCGCCTTGAACATCGACGATAATAAAGTTAGCACCGACTTCTTTAACAGTGCCTTCTTCTAAGTTTTTTGTCTTTACTTGATCACCTATTTTAAATAAACCAGAATAAAACTCTTCTCTAGTTGGGGCTCTTTTAAAAATAACAGGCGGCCGCTTTGATAGGCCGTAAGAAACTCTAATTGATTCAAAAAGCTCTTTCACATAACGGCGCGGTGTATTTGATGGTAGGTTATTAGTAAATGTTTCTAAATCGCCTTGTTTAGCAAAAGAAATCATGTCAAATGAAGACGTTACTACAGTTGAATGGTGTTCAGGATCTCTAACCCCGCTTGACCAAATATCAAATGACTCTTTTAATTCATTTGGATTTATTTGATGCGGCGGCCCAATATAAATGACATTATGAAAATTAGAATCAAGAAAGTTAGAAAATACTTTAGTCGATACTTTTTTTTCTACGATATATTTTTTATAACGTGGAAATATATTTTCAATAAAGTATTTTCTTTTTCCAATAGGTAAAATCGAATTAGAATTATCATTAATAAAAATACGTAAAGGAAACTTATTCAAATTTGCTAATCTTGCAGCTTCATTAAATACAGTCTCATGACCAATAGAAGGTGGATCAAAGTCGCCAACTATAGCAACAATTCCTGGGCGCTTAATTGGATTTTTATTTAAAAAGTCAGCAAATTTATAGCTCATAATAATATCCTTATC